TCTGATGCACTTCTGCTCTCTAAACCATTTGCAGTAAATCTTGCAAACTCATCATCTGCTACACTTGCACTATCTATCTTAACTGCATTAGTATTTGATATACCAAAAGTTAATGATGCTTGACCACCAATATCACTTAATACTTCAGATGCACTTCTACCCTCTATTGATGTGCCATCTACACGCAAGAAATCATTGTCAGCTACACCTGATGTAAATACTGGGACATTTGTATTTGATATGCCAGTGGCTGCAACTGCGGCTGTTCCTAATCCTAATGTTGTTCTTTGAGCAGCGGCATCTGCATCATCAAGCAATGCCTTACCTGCTGTTGTTAAGTCGTATGTTGATGCAGTACCTGATCCAGTAAATTGTATGCCTTTATCTGCTGCTGATGTTAAACCAGCTAGTGCTTGTAACTCTGCATCTAATCTTGCATTTGCTACAGTCCCAGATAGTTGAGAGGCATCAATAGTTTTGTTTGTTAGTGTTTGAGTTCCAGTGTCAGAAACAAGAGTTGCATCAGAATTACCTATAGTACTGCCACCGGGTAGAGTTAAAGTATTTGTGGCCGCCTGACTATGTGGTTGAGGGGATATAGTTTGTGCGTGATTATTGCTTACTTCACAATATAATTTTACTTGACCTACGCTACCACTATTACTTCTAAGCTCTATCACACCTCCATTTACAGTAAGATCATCACCAACAGATAAATCTGCTCCTAATGTAGCATTACCACTAGCATCTAAAAATACTGATTTTGATGCAGGTATTGTACAAAATATAGTTTTTGTACCAGAACTAAAGTTAACCGCATTGTCGCTATTGGAGCTGCTAATAATTGTAGATCTGGCTATGGTGCTAGAGTCACTACTTAGCGTACCTAACCCAACTTCAAACTCTGATGTGCCGGGCAACGTAACTGCGTAATAAGTTGTATTATTGTTTCCAACCCCAGCGGCAAATGTTTCAAAACCAGTTACAGCTCCCCCTAATGTAAGTGTGCCTGTACCAGTTGTGGTTGTAGTTTCTTTTACTCTGTCGTTTAATACTAAAGCCATTACTTCAACTCTATTGTTAAATTACCTGCATTAATTCTAAATATGTCGCCACTTGCTATAGTCTTACTAGCATCTAACGCACCTATAAATAATACGTTACCACCAGAGCCTACGACATCTAATGAGTTGCTTACATGAGTTGCTACAAAAACATGAGTAATTGTATTATTTGTGCCTCCAGATGCTGGAAACTCTATGTTAGCTGCATTAGTGCAACTTTGTGTATTTGCAGATTCAGTTGTCAATGTCCATGCAGAAGCTGCAACTTGTTGCCTTGCATAATTAGTAAAGGTAGCTTCTGTTATTGTAGGATCTCCAGATTCACCAGTTGAGTCATTAAAGTTTGATACTGCTGTGGCTAATCCAACAAAGATATTATCTCCGGGTGAACTAAATGATGCTGCGTTATTTTTAAAAATAAGACTTAAAAGCCTATTCTCTAAAAAGGTGGTTGCTGCATTTGCTGTTGCCATTTTCTACTCCTATGTTCTCGGTCTTGATGGTAGACCAACTCTGTATCCATCTGTATTTTCTCTGGCCTCTCCTAAGTCTTTAAGTCTCTCCATATACTGTAAGTACAAATTATTATAGTTTTGTACCACATCTGCTTCGCCTTTCATAAAAGTATAAGCCTCCACAAGAGATCCGTAAAGCAAAGCAAAAGGTGCATTGGTGCTGATCCAAGTAGTACCACTGTCAGAACCAGCCGTCAAACTTGTGGGCCTGAAATAATAATGTAGTTCAAGTGTATAATTACTGTCGGGAGTCGGAGCCACAATAAAATTATTTGTATCAAACCTAGCATAGTATTTTGGTAAACCTGTGGTGGATGATGCTGGCGTATACTCTCTTAAATAATTTACATCTTTTTGCAGTAAAAAACTTTCTGAACCAGAAGATGTTATTTGTAAGGAAAACGATGCAAGATAGTCATCAGGCACCGTAAGAAAAGCATCCGATGCCGTAAAAGCACTTGTCACATTCTTTCTAAATAAATCTAAGTCTACACTTTTAAATATTTTCTCTTCTGCTGCTTTTATAAAATTACTCAGATTGTTTACAAAAGCTGTTTCACTATTATCTGTGTAGTCTTGAATAGCTGTTTTAAGTGTAGCAAAAGTAAAGCTCATGGTGTCACCGTAACTGGTCCAGCTGTAGCATTATTACCGCCACCAGACAAGCCCCCTGTTGTAGCTGTTCCGCTAGATGCAGAAAACGTATAAGTATCTGTAGTTACAACTGTTATTGAATAACCATCATTTTTATTTAATATGTCAGATGTAAACCCATCAAACCCTTTGGCTTTTTTAAACCTTACGGTATCGCTTGTGCTTCTGCCGTGACTAGCCTCTGTAACAGTTATTACCGCGGATCCTGATGACCCCGACAAAAAAGCATCCGGTGCTAAGAGTCTTTCTATAGGATTTTCAGTTCTATTAGGTCTTGCATTTTTAATCGCCTGACCATCTACCGGAACATTAAAAGGTCCAAGCTGTGGATGTTTTCTTTCAAACTCATCTGGTCCTACCAAAGACCCATTCCATTCAAGCCTCATTTCTCTTAGATTATAAACCATTCCAGACCTATCTGATACGCCTTTTGCAAATTTACCTGTTGCGAATCTGCCCATCAGTTACTCCTAAAATACGCATATTCAGGTGTAACTGTGAAGCTGGATCTGTCTCTATCTTCACCCATAGCTCTTTCAAACTCTTCTTCATATACAACTTTTAGCATCTGCGTTAATTGTGGGTTTTTTTTCAAAGATAAGTAGTAAGCAAGCCCTGCTGTTAAACAAGGGTAAAACCTGAAAGGTATTTCTAAAGTATTAACAGCGGCATCGGCATCCTGTATTCGTGTAAGGGCGTCAAAATGAATAACATCCGTGCTGTTTTCAGGTGCAGGCCATATCTTCAAATTTGGTGTAATCTGCCTGTCTAAGAAAAATTGTGTTGTTCTACCTGTTTGTGTTTTATTAGGTATGGCAAGATAACTGTCACGGCTAATCCTGCTTATAGCAAAGTCAGTGCCACTTCTACGAACAACAGCCGACAAAATATCAATTACATCGGTACCCAAAGAGTATTCTGTATCATTAGCTGTGACAGTCTGTGTTCTCTGCTCAATAGTCCACTGATTTAAACCTCTGTTAGCCCATTCAGCTAACATTATATTTAAAGATCGTCTAGCGCTTGTTAAATCGTAACCTGTTCGTACCTCTAAACCACATCGCTCATAGGCTTCCTCAATATATTCTGCTACGTCTAATTCAAAATTAGTTGATGAGGAAGTTGCCATATCTAATCCTTATATAAATTATTAAACGTCACCTTTGGATCCATATAACTATTATCACATTCTGCATTATGAATCCACTGACTTGGTTTAAAGTCCGGTGCGCCTTCACCTGTCTCCCATAACGCAGGGCTTGTAGCTCTGACCCTGTTATTAGGTAATGCTACTATATTTCCGGTCCATTTACCAGCATCAGTTAGTTCAATTACATGACTTTGTT